ATGCAAAGTACATGGGTTCATTGCAAGTTGAATTAATTAACGATGTTGGTAGAGATGAACCTGGTATTACAGGATCAGTAATTACAGTTAGATATCTAAGTCCATTTGCAGGACAAACTAGTATTACTTTTACAAATGCTGAACCTAACGACTACGACAGCACACAAAAAGCCTATGGCATGTGGATGGTTCCACCTGATGTAGGAACTATTGTAATGGTTATGTTTGCTTATGGTAATGCGGCAAAAGGCTATTGGATTGGTTGTGCTCCTGACGAGTATGTAAATTTTATGGTGCCTGGAATGGCAGCAACGTCTACCACTACAGAAGCAGGTAGTGACGAAAGAAAAGTTGTAGCTGAATACAATAAGAGGGCTAGTAGTGCTGCCGCACAATCACAATCTGATATAACACAATTACCAAAACCAATACATCCGTTTCATAAAATATTAACAACGCAGGGGCTAAACAAAGATGATACTAGGGGCATAACTTCTAGTAGTGCTAGGCGAGAATTACCGAGTACTGTATTTGGCATCAGCACTCCTGGACCAGTTGATAGAAAACCTAATGCTCCTACTGGCCAAATAGGTAAAAAAGAAAGCAGGATGAGTGCATTTGTCAGTCGCCTAGGCGGAACTACATTTGTTATGGATGACGGTGACGAAAGTTTTATTCGTAAAACTCCTGCAAGCGAAGGCCCGCCAGAATATGTTAGCGTAGAAAACGGTGAGTCAGGCGGCCAACCCGACATACCACACAACGAACTTGTACGTATTCGTACTCGTACAGGGCATCAAATTCTTTTACACAATAGTGAAGACCTAATTTATATTGGCAACGCCGCAGGCACTACCTGGATAGAATTAACTAGCATGGGCAAGATAGATATCTATGCACAAGACTCAGTTAGTATTCATACAGAAAAAGATATTAACATCAAAGCAGATCAAGACATTAATATGGATGCTGGTAGAAATGTCAACATTAGATCAGGCGCTAAACACAACGTTGAAGTTGGTTCTGCACACAGTTTAATAGTTGGCACAGATCAAAAGATATCTGTAGTAGGCACAAAACATGAAAGTATTGGAGCCAATAGAAATACCAGTGTCACTGGCGCAAGTAGTGAAGCTATCGGTCAAGCATTTAATTTACAAACTGGGTCAAATGTAAAAATAACTTCGGGAGCAGATATTGCATTGCTGTCGTCAGGCGGAAATAAATTTACCTCTGGAACAGCAACGTCTATTAATGCCGCATCAAATATTAATCTTACCAGCGGAGCAAAAATTAACCTAAACGGACCATTAGCTGAAGCCGCAACTGCCGCATCTATAACAGACGCAGTACAACCGGATGCATTGGCCATTGTAGTAGCAAGAACACCTATGCATGAACCCTGGGACGGCCACGAAAATTTACACGGTCAAGACCCAACGAAGTATACTACTTCAACTGATACATTTAGGAAAATTAGCAAATAAATACTACTATGAGCATAGAAAAATCACTATACACTAGAACAGTTGTTCCTGAAGTTACAAAAACTACTGCACCTCCTTTAAGCAAGACTTATAGAGGAATCAGTACGGTAGGCAATCCAACCGGTGGCTTTGCTCTATACGATCTAGCATTAATCAAGCAAGATATTATCAATCACTTTCATATCCGCTATGGCGAACGCCTTGAAAATCCAAATTTTGGCACTATTATTTGGGACTTGCTATTTGACCCGCTAACTGAAGAAGTTAAGACTCTTATAGTACAAAATGTATCCACTATTATCAACCATGATCCTCGTGTTAGAGTTCAAAATGTCATAGTAAGTGAATATGAAAGCGGCATACAAATAGAGTGCGAGCTAACCTATTTGATATACAATATATCGGAAAGTCTGCGATTTAAGTTTGACAAAGACAACAGTCTACTCGGTTAATAAACTGCCCACTTTATCTATACGATAAATATCTATAATGAGGACTGAGTATGTCAAGTATAGATAGACAAAACAAATTAATTGCGGCAGAAGACTGGAAAAAAGTATACCAGAGCTTTAAAAACGCTGATTTTAAAAGCTACGATTTCGACAATTTACGTCGAACAATGATCACATATCTGCGTGAAAATTACCCAGAAGATTTCAACGATTACATTGAGTCTAGTGAGTACCTAGCCCTAATTGATTTAATTGCCTTTCTTGGACAAAACCTAGCCTTCCGCTTTGATTTAAATGCTCGTGAAAACTTTCTTGAACTAGCAGATCGTCGAGAAAGTGTCCTGCGTTTAGCACGTTTACTCAGCTATAATCCTAAAAGAAATCAGTGTGCCAACGGATTGTTAAAATTTAGTTCAGTAAGAACTACTGAAGCTATCATAGACAGCAACGGCCGTAGTCTTGCTAACCAAACAATTGTGTGGAACGATAGTGCTAATACCAATTGGTACGAACAGTTTATAAAAGTAGTAAATTCTGCACTGCCATCAACTGGACAGTTTGGCAAACCACAAGATTCTGGAACTATTGCAGGTATTAGAACACAGCAATATCGTTTTAATGCAACTAACACAGATGCTCCAATTTATGGATTTACCAAGAACATTGATGGTAGAAACATGAATTTTGAAATTGTATCATGTGCAATTAAAAATTCTCTAAACATCTATGAAGAACCACCGATGCCCGGCACTAACTTGGCATTTTTATATCGCGACGATGGCGGTGGCTCTCCTAGCACCAATACTGGATTCTTTGTTCACTTCCGTCAAGGAAGTCTAAATCAAGGAACATTTTCTATTCAACGACCAAGTACAAATGAAACTGTTGACCTAGATAGTTCTAACATCAACAACTCGGATATTTGGCTGTACAGTTTAGACAGCGCAGGACTATTGTCTCAAGAATGGACAAAGGT